CAGGCGGTGATTATCGCCATTGGTATATATACGACATGATGCGTGGTAACACTGTACATGGTGGTTCAAGTTATGCCAGTAAAGCTATACACGCCAATGGAAGTAGCAATGAGAGTGGTACAAACTTCAACCCACAACCAACACCTACAGGATTTAAACTAGGCGCAAACCGTTCTGCAACAAACTACAACGGAGAAACCTACATATACATGGCAATCCGCAGAGGCCCACTAGCTGCACCTACTGATGCGACTAAGGTTTTCTTTGTTGATTCTGGCACAGCAGCAAACAACGTGCTTAGTACAGGTTTTAATCCTGATATGTCTATCGTTGGACGTACAACTGGTGGAAGTAAATATGTAGGGGCAAGACTGACAGGTTCGAGTGCATACTTGTTTACTGATAGTACAGCAGCAGAAGCTAGTTATCCGGGTTGGACTTGGGATGAAAGCAATCAGTTTAAACAAGGTATGTATAATGCTAACAATGTTAGTTGGCTTTGGAAGCGTGCACCCTCGTATTTCGATGCTGTGGCTTACAAAGGCACAGGAAGCGCAATGACTGTAAATCATAATCTTGGTGCGGTTCCCGAAATGATGTGGGTAAAAAGTAGAAGCTATTCAGACGATTGGGCTGTTTATCATTCTGCTTTAGGTAATACAGATAATCTATTTCTAAATTCAACTAGTGGTACTGCATCAAGAATATACTGGAACAATACAACACCTACGGCAACACAGTTTACTTTAGGAGATCACAGTAAGGTTAGTAATTCAGGTTCAACCTACATAGCCTACCTTTTCGCTACCGTAGCAGGTGTAAGCAAGGTAGGAAGCTATACTGGGAATGGCGGCACACAAACTATTGACTGTGGTTTCTCAAGTGGCGCTAGGTTTGTATTAGTTAAACCCGTAAGTGCAACAGGTCATTGGGCGGTATTCGACACTGAACGTGGCATTGTTGCAGGGAATGATCCCTATTTATTACTTAATGGTACAAATGCTCAAACAGAAGACTTTGATGAATTAGATCCAGATAGTTCTGGTTTTGTAGTAAATCATGTTGCTGGAATAGCTAATGTAAATGGCGTTTCATACATCTTCTACGCAATCGCATAAATCAACTGACGAAAGGAGTATCAACTGATGTCAGAATATCGTGAAAGAACAACAGGCGAAGTTAAAAGCCAAGGCGAGTGGAGAGCAGCATTTCCGCAAATGTCATTGCCTAGAGTATGGGGCGCTAATGTTTGTGATGCTATGAATATAGACCCAGTACTGGCAAGCCCAGCCGCTACGACAACAGCGTATCAATACAGCGCAAGAGATGGTGTCGAGCAAGATGCAAACGGTAATTGGGTTGAGAAGTATGTAGCAAAGGATATGTTTTCAGATTACACAGATGAAGATGGTGTAAGCCATACAAAATCTGAGCAAGAAACTGCGTATCAGGCTCGGTTAGACGCAGACACCGCAACGGCAAACAGAGCCACCAGAGATGCCAAGCTTGCAGAAACAGACTTTTATGCATTGTCAGACGTTACAATGTCAAGTGAAATGACCACGTATCGCCAAGCCTTGCGAGATATTACAGCGCATGAAAACTGGCCAAACTTGGGTGATGACGATTGGCCTACGAAACCTTAATGGGGGAGACATGGTAGATGCCTTTAATACCCCTACAGATACCAAAAGGAGTGTATCGCAACGGCACTGAGTATATGGCTCAAGGCAGGTGGCGTGACGCAAACCTAGTCAGATGGCATGAAGATGCCTTACGTCCTATTGGTGGTTGGCAACAGCGTGGCACGGTAGATTTTACTGGCGCAGTAAGAGGAATGCTTGCTTGGGAAGATAACTCAGGTAATCGGTATGTTGCTGCAGGTATGCATGATGCGCTTAAAGTTATGACTTCTGGCAATACTATATATGACATAACGCCCACTGTTGGCTTTACTTCTGGTAGAGTTACAGCTTCAACCAATGCAGGTTTTGGTGGTGGCACGTATGGCAATGAGTATTACGGCACGCCACGTTCTGATACTGGTGTTATACTTCCAGCAACAACTTGGTCATTAGATAACTGGGGAGAGTATTTATTAGCTTGTTCTACAGATGACGGTAAGATTTTAGAGTGGCAGCTTGGTTCTAGCTCAGATGCTGCAGCGCTATCTAATGCGCCAACTAGCAATACTGCTATGATGGTAACTGAAGAAAGATTTGTGTTTGCATTAGGCGCAGGGGGTAATCCAAGAAAAGTGCAGTTTTCAGACAGAGAAGATAATACTGTATGGACAGCCGCAGCAACTAATCAGGCTGGTGATATTGAGCTACAGACAAACGGCACAATCTTGGCTGGGCTGAGAACTAGAGGCCAAGCGCTTATTTTGACAGATCAAGACGCACATACAGCAACATATCAAGGGCCGCCCTTTGTATATGGCTTTGAGCGTGTTGGTACTTCTTGTGGATTAACTGCACCAAAAGCAGCAGCTTCTATTGATGCAGGTGTAATTTGGATGGGGCGCAGAAGTTTTTTTATTTACTCAGGCGGCGCTGTAACAGAAATACCATGTGAAGTTGGTGATTATGTTTTTAGCGACATGAATAATGACCAACGCAGTAAGATAGCTGCAATACCAAATTCACAGTGGAATGAGATATGGTGGTTTTATCCTAGTAATGGCTCAACAGAATGTGATCGTTATGTCGTGTATGATTATGTAGAAAACATTTGGACTATAGGTCAGTTAGATAGAACGTCTGGGGTAGATAGTGGCGTATTCAGAGATCCACTTTGGGTTGACGCTGATGGTGATGTTTTTGAGCATGAGATTGGCAATACCTATAGTGGCGGCACACCATTTGCAGAAACGGGTCCAATAGCCATAGGTGCAGGTGATAGATTAATGCGTGTCACTAGTCTTATTCCTGATGAGAAAACGCAGGGTGACGTAACGGCAAAGTTTAAAACAAGATTTTATCCTAATGCAAGCGAAACAGAGCATGGACCTTTTACTATGTCTAATCCAACAGATGTTCGTTTTACTGGCAGACAGGTTAGGATGCGCGTTGAAGGTGCAAGAAGTGCAGATTGGCGTGTTGGTATTATGCGGCTTGAGGCAAAGGCTGGTGGAAAAAGATGAGGGTTATCCCGCCACTTACACAAAATGTATCTCAGTGGGGTGAGAATCTTAGACGCTATCTTGCGAGTGCTCTTAATCAGCTAGATGCAAAAGAAACAGATTCTGCTGCAGCAGAGGATGGTGTTTTGCTTTGGGATAGAACAAAGAAATATGTTGTTGTTTCTTCTGCAAATGCATTTCGGCAAGTTGCAACACAGCAGCCAGCACCAGCTTCAAGTGTTGGCGCTGCTGGGGATGTTGCTAATATGATCGCTTGGGATACAAATTATATATATATTTGCACAGGTTCTTATGATGGCGCTGCAGCTATTTGGAAACGTGTTGCCTTGAGTACGTTTTAGTTAAATGAATGATATGTCACACATAAGCGAGATAGACAGATGCCAGTCTTGGATAGAGGCTGCGCTTGAGTATTCTGGCGGCACGCACAGCCTTTCTGATGTGATTGAGGGCATTACTTCTGGCAAGATGCAGTTGTGGCCTGCGCCAAAGGGGTGCATAGTGACAGAAATTGTGGTATATCCTAGAAAAAAGATGTTAAATGTGTTTTTAGGTGGTGGTGAGCTAGATCAGCTTTTGGATATGCACAAAGATGTGATAGCATGGTCTAAAGCACAAGGATGCGAAGCTGTAACGATAACAGGACGTTTTGGATGGAAAAAACCTTTAAAAACACACGGTTGGAAACCAATGCACGCGTCATTTATTAAGGAGATTGAATAATGTCAGGCGGTAAAGGCGGATCAACAACTTCAACTGTTGAAGTGCCACAGTACATTGAAGATGCGGCAAGACGAAATCTTGAGAGGGCAGACCTAATTAGCAAGATAGGATATGTGCCTTATTACGGTCCAGAAGTTGCCGCCATGACCCCAGCGCAGGAAGCGGCATTTGCATCAACACAGCAGCTTGGGAGTGCGTTTGGTTTACCTACCACTTTAGGTACATCTACTTTGCCTTCTGCTACTGTGGGAATAAGAAGTAGCGATTATGACATGGGCGTACCTGCACCGCAAACTTTTGCAGGTGGTGTACGAGGTTACTCATCTGCACCTATGTTTGAGCAGGCACAGTATGAGCTTGGCAGACGCAGGCCAGCACAAAAAGCATTTATTGACTCGCTGTTTATTGATCCATTTTCTGGCGCGTTTAATCCAATATCCACAACTCCACTAGACATGGGTGAGGTTGTGGACACGACTACAACAACTACCCCTGTAACAACTACTGGTGGTGGTGGCGGCGGTGGTGGTTCTAGCATTACCACTAATAATGATTTTGGCAACGTGGGCGGCACTGGCTTCACCACATATGGCGGTAGTCAAGATGTTGCTAATCAAGCAGTAGTTGATGCTTTTGCAGATTATGGCGCACGTATTTCAGCAGGTGAAGATGTGCCGCCAGAAGAAAACCCAGCCTTTAATGCAGGTATTAAGGCAGCGAATGAAAATGTAATCACTACTTTCGAGACAAAAAGTGGCGATACTGTAAGAAAAACAAGAGGTAGCTTAACGCAAAGAGATATTAACAGTGCTTCCGCAGCAGATCAGGGAAGATTGGCAGCAGAATCTATGCTTGCAGCAGGTATTAGAAATGTTGGTGCAGGTTTTGCACAAGATGACCCAACCACAGGATTACTTGGCAGCCTTACAGATACAAAGAATTTTATAATAAGTAAATTGCCAGAAACAGCGGCTCAAAAAGAGGCTGCAGCAAAAGAGGCTGCAAGACTTGCAAGCAAAAGACGTAGAGAAGCTGCAGAAAAAGGTAGGGGCGCGTTTGCCAAGAGAACGCAAAAAACTGGCGTAGGCGGTAGAAACATAGGCGGCAGATAATGATGATGTTTAATTTTATTATAAGGAATTTGTAAAATGGGCGCAGCAGCACCAGCACCAACAATGGCAGCACAACCTGCAATGCAAGCAGGCGCAACATATCAACCTATGCCAATGCAGCCACAGCAG